ATTGTACGAACGATATATTTTAAATAACATACCAAAACAAATTATTGATTGGATTCGTATTGCTGACCTTTGCACAGTAACGCACGAACGTTTAGCTGAAGAAGTTAAACCTTACAATTCAAATATTGAAATTATCCCAAACGCCATTCCATACGGCGAAGAACAGTTTAAAGACTTTAAAAAGGATTCAGATATTGTTCGTTTATTTTGGTCAGGTTCAGGCACACACGGAAAAGATATGGAAATTTTACGCAATCCAATGAAACGTGTTAATTTTCCGGTGCGAACTGTAATTGCAGGATATAACGAAGGCGAAAAACCAATTTGGGACGGAATGATTGCCGCATTTACTAACGGTTTAAAATTAAACCCGACGATTTACAATTATAACGAAGTCACTTCATATATGGCGGCATACGCGGATTCAGATATTTCATTAATTCCTTTGGTAGATTCCAAATTCAATTCAATGAAGTCCAATTTAAAGGTATTAGAAACCGCAGCAAAGAAGAACCCCGCAATAGTTAGCAACGTACACCCTTACAGGGGTTTTTATCCTGCCTGTCACGTAAACAGTCAAAAAGATTGGTATTATTGGATTAAGTTATTAGTAAATGACCCTGACGCCCGCAAACACTACGGCAACGCTTTGTACGAATACTGCAACAAGAATTTCAATTTACACGAAGTAAACAAACACCGATTCGCTATTTATAGTAAACTAATAGGAAATGCCGGTAATTAAATGTTCAAACGGGAAATATAGAATTGGGTCAGGCGCTTGCATATACGACACAGAAGAAACTGCGCAACGCGCTTGGGCAGCAATTAGGGTTTCAATGGTAAATTCATATAACGATTACCCAAAAGCGGCAATATTAAACGCACAAAAGGCATTAAATATTAGAAACGAATACAAATTAAGCTGCGGAACGCCTGTTGGTTGGGCGCGCGCGAATCAATTAGCAAGCGCGGAAAATATAACCCGTGACACAATTTCAAGAATGGCGTCTTTTGAAAGGCACAGACAGAATTCTAAGGGCGACCCAAAAAAGGATTGCGGCGCTTTAATGTGGTTGGCGTGGGGTGGCGACGAAGGGATTGAATGGGCGCAAAAGAAGCTTAAACAAATAGATGAAGAAGCACGTTAAAATTTACCTTGATTACTTTGGCTACGGAATAGAAGATTTTATCCCGTGCGAAGTATGCGGGAAAAAGGCGGTTGACATACACCATATTGACGCGCGGGGAATGGGGGGAACGAAGAACGAAGATACAATTGACAATTTACAGGCATTATGCCGACAATGTCACGTTGTTATGGGCGACACAAAAACACATTATCAATATTTAAAGGACATTCATAACAAAGTATTAAATGGCAAAAGTTAAGTCAGACAGTCGCAAAGTATCATTCGGAAAAAGGAAATGCGGACACGCAAAGAAATCTTATAACAAACACAATCCAAGACCAAAAGCATACAGGGGTCAGGGAAGGTAAACTGTGTTTAAACTGTGTAAACTATGGCAAAAAATACTTCAGGTTTAAAACCATTTAAGGCGGGCGAAGATACAAGGCGTAACTTGGAAGGACGCCCAAGAAAATACGTTAGTCTGTTAAAAGAACAGGGTTACAAATTAGCCGAAATAAACGATTCAATTCAGGCGCTTATGTCAATGACACCAAAAGAATTGGAAGCCGTGACAAAGAACCCTGACGCGACCGTACTTGAAATGACAGTTGCAAAGGCAATCATTAAGTCAATGAATAACGGAAGTCTTTATTCAATGGACACTTTACTTTCACGCGTTTACGGTAAACCAAAAGAACAGGTTGACGTTCAACAGGACACGAAGATTGAAGTCGTATTTGTTGACGGCAAAACAATTTTGTAATATAAACGGCGTATCTTTACATTATGCGCATTGAGTTACCAACCCCACATATTAACCAACAAAAGATATTGCAAGCGGATAGGCGCTTTATTGTCGTTATGTGCGGACGTCGTTTTGGTAAGTCCGAATTGTCGCAAATATTAATAATTAAAGAAGCTTTAAAAGGCGGTTCTGTTGCATACGTAACGCCGACATACGGATTGGCGCAAGTATTCTTTGAACGATTGGCAAAAGTGCTTCCATTTAAAAACAATATTTCAAAGCTTAAAATATATTGTCCAAACGAAGGATCAATTGAATTCTTTACAGGGGAACGATTAGATAATTTACGCGGACGCAAATTCCATTTGGTTATTATAGACGAAGCTGCTTTTATTTCAGACTTAGAAGACGGTTGGAATAATAGCATTCGCCCAACGCTGACCGATTACGAAGGACGTGCGGTTTTCCTTTCAACCCCACGCGGGAAGAACTTCTTTTATTCTTTGTTTATGAAGCAGGGCGAAAACGATTGGCAAAGTTTTAAATTTAGCACATACGATAACCCGCATATAAACCCGCGCGAAATTGACGAAGCACGAATACAATTGCCGGAAGTTGTATTTAATCAGGAATATTTAGCAGACCCCGCAGAAAATAGCGCCAACCCTTTTGGGAACGCATTTATCAAACGCTGCATAAAACCTATTTCAGCGCAACCGATCGTTTGTTACGGAATTGACCTTGCGAAGTCTGTTGACTTTACTGTTATAGTCGGTTTGGATAATAACGGAAATGTGGCTTATTTTGACCGCTTCCAATTAGATTGGCATAATACCAAAGAAACAATAAAAAGATTGCCGCCTGCGCCTATAATCGTGGATTCAACGGGTGTCGGCGACCCGATATTAGAAGACTTGCTTCGTGAAGGGGTAAATATAGAAGGTTTGAAGTTTACAAGTCAGTCAAAGCAACAATTAATGGAAGGTTTAGCGTCAGCCATTCAACAGGGACGAATTGGATTCCCTGAAGGGGTTATTGTGGACGAATTAGACGTGTTTGAATATCAGTTCACGGCAAATGGCGTTAGGTATTCAGCGCCGTCCGGATTCCACGACGACTGCGTTATGGCATTGGCTTTAGCTTGGCAGAATCACGCAATTAAACGCGGGAATGGTCGTTATGCCTTTGCTTAACCATTTATCCTTAATATTTACCATTCATCACAATTTTAAAAAAAGATTTGTTTTGTATTGTGTACAATATGTATATTTGTGTTAACAATAAAAACTTATAACAATGGCAAACAAATTAAAAACACCACAGGAAAAACATTTAGAATTATTAGCTGAACGTCAAAAGCAATACGCCAAAGATTCTTTGGGTATGGGTTGGTTCTTCGCTATTATTACAATAGCTTTATTATTAACCGCTTTAATTGAAAACTTATAATTATGAATCACGCAAGTTTATTTAGCGGGATTGGCGGTTTTGACCTTGCCGCAGAATGGGCAGGTTGGAATAACGTATTTCATTGCGAATGGAATTCATTCGGGCAAAAAGTATTAAAATATCATTTTCCTAATTCAATTTCTTATAATGACATTACTAAAACAGACTTTACTATTCACAAAGGATCAATTGACATTCTCACAGGGGGATTCCCTTGCCAACCATACTCAACCGCAGGACTTAGAAAGGGCAAAGCCGACGAAAGACATTTATTTCCTGAAATGCTTAGAGCAATTAAAGAAATCAGACCACGTTGGGTTATTGGCGAAAATGTTCGTGGACTTGTTAGTTGGAACGGGGGATTGGTATTCGACGAAGTGTGCGCTGACTTGGAAGGCGAAGGTTATGAAGTACAACCGTTTCTTATTCCTGCTGCAAGTGTCAACGCACCGCACCAAAGACAAAGAATTTGGTTTGTTGCCTACACCCAACGCGCAGGATTGGAATACGGGGACAAAGCCACAAACATATCAAAACAGAAAGAACAAACATTTAAGCAAAGGCGTGAATTTACAAATGAGTTTACGACAAATGGCAGCAAATTTAACGCCGGAAAATACAGTAACATACAAGCTGAACAATTACTTTGCAGAAACATTAATGGGATTTCCGGAACGTTGGACGGAATTACCTTTTCAAAATGGCGAAAAGAATCAATCAAAGCCTACGGGAACGCAATAGTTCCGCAAGTTGCTTTTGAAATATTTAAAACAATCAATATATTTGAAGAACAATTAAAAAACTTATAACTATGCCTTATTCAACTTGCTGCGGTGCGCATACCAATTTTCCCGAAATAGACATTTGTCCGGATTGCTTAGAACATTGTGATTGGGAAGACGAAGAAGAATTGGAAGACGACCAAGAAACAGAAAACCAAATTGATCAAGCTAAAATTGATAAAAATGCCTAATTACTACGAACTTAAACAGACAACCTTAATGGAATTGGAAATTGAAGGTTTGATTGAAAAAATTAAACAACTTGAAATAAGCTTAGGAATTAAAGAATTGGAAATAAAACAATTAAAAATGCGTATATTAGCAATGTCAGATATTAACCAATAACATTGTCCCCGTCCAATTCAACAATCATTTTTAAACAGGGGTGTTTAGGTTATGTCACGGGCGGGGATATTTTAAAAGCTTATAACAAATGATAACAAACTTTGAATTCCTGACAAGGGAAATGACCGACGAAGAAAAAAAATTAGTTCCGATCCTAATAAAAGGATTCAACACTAAGACAAAAGACAACCCGATTAAAGCGCCTGAAATAGTACAGGCAATCAATAACAAGCGCGAAAGCTTAGGTTTAAAGTCTAATTTTTCAGAAGTTAGATTGCGTAAAATTGTTAATTTTATACGTGCAGAAGGGATTTTGCCGCTAATAGCTACGTCAAACGGTTACTATTGCAGCAAAGACAAAGAAGAAATTAAAAGTCAGGTTGAAAGTTTAACGCAACGCGCTGAAGCAATAATGTCAAGTGCAAACGGACTTAATAAATTTTTATAATATGAAAGAACTGAACGAACTTCGCGAATGGGTTTGGTCACAATGTTTGACAGGTCAACCTTTTTCCTGTGCAGACGTTATAAATAAGATTGACGAAATGTTAGAATCTGACACAGATATTGAAGAACTTTTATTAACTTCGTTTTATGAAATGGAATAATTTAACCCTTTGGCAGTATCAGCAAATAATGCCAATAATTACCAACCCTGAAAAAGATTGGACAGAATTAGACAAAGAAGTTAAGCTATTATGTATCGTCACAGGTTTAACAGAATATCAGATTGACAGTTTAGCAATTGAAGACTTAAAAGAACTGCGCAAAGAATTAGCTTTTTTAGACGAACCAATTGAAGGGAAGCCGGTTGACTTTATTGTTATAAATGGCAGGCGTTACCGAATGAATTATGACATTAAAAATATGCCGGCGGCGCGTTACATTGAAAGCAAGGTATTCAGCAAAGACACATTGGCAAACCTGCACAAAATAGCTGCGTCAATGGTTATCCCGCAAAAGAAGACTTGGTTTGGCAAATGGGTTGACGACAAATACGACGCAAGTAAGCACGAACAATATTCGCAGGATATGCAGGAAGCGAATTTCATTCATATTTATCATTCGTTGGTTTTTTTTTATCAAGTTTACAGAAATTGGATAGAAGTTTCGCGGGATTATATGATTCAGGAAATGAAGACGACGGGAATGACGACAGAACAAGCGCAACAGGTGGTTCAGCTTTTATGCGAATCTATGGGTGGCATTATACCGCCAAACTTGTTGCCGAACACGAAAATATTAGAACTTCAGAAGCTTTTGAAATGAAGACGATTGAATTCTTGAACACAATGGCGTATATGAAAGCTAAAAATTCATACGACCGTGAAGAAGCAAAACGATTAAGGCAGTAGTTGGTTTTTTATTGTTATAAGCAAAGGAAGAAGACCCCGTTTTTTAGCGGGGTTTTTCTATTGGCGGTATTTAGGTTTATTTTGGCTATTTATTGGTATGAGTGAAGCAAAAGCACAGGCGCTTTTTTTAAGAGAACAATATCTAAAAGAAATTGGGGATTATTACAATTTAATAGACCCGACGGAATATCCTATTGCTGAACAAATGTTAATGTATTACGGAAAGGTTTTCAATGATACAGTTCAGGCAAATTTAGATAAAAGCGGTTCAATTGCTTCAGGTAAAATTGGGGATTTGGTTGTACCAAGAATTAACAAGTTCGGGAATAACTACGAAATGGAGTTAGGATATGACCCAAAAAACCCTGCTTCGGTTTATTATAGGTTCGTAAACAAAGGGGTTCGTGGCGCAGGCGGGGAAAATGCAAGACCAAAACGCGTTTCTTCAGATTCGCCTTACCAATACAAAACACCGTTCCCAAATGAAAAAATGGCTAAGTCTATAATGGAATGGTATAAATTAGGCAAAGCAAAAGCAAGCACGGATTCACAAAAAAAAGGGTTAAGTGCTACGCAGACAAAGAATAGAAGATTAAAACAGGTTGCAAATAAGCCGTTGACATTAATGCAGGTTGCATACAGAACGGCGGCGGCAATTAAAAGGGACGGTTTAAAAACAACAAAGTTTTTTGATAATGCAATTAAAACTGTATTTAATAAAGAATTCTTTGAAACAATGGCTTCGGCTTTTGGTGGGGACGTTCAATTACAAATTAGACAAATTGGAAATAAATTAGAAAATGGCAATAACAGTAAATAGTGTACCTGCTACATATCCAAGTATGCACGACGACCTTTGGTTTGTGGCGTCTTCAACAAATGTTGGGGTTACAAACTTTAAATTCGTTTACGACGTTTATATTAACGGCGCACAGGTAAGCAGAAATAAAGTATTCCCTGCACCAAGTGCAGAAGGAAGTTACGGCGTATTTAACGCGTCGCCAATGGTGCGCGCATACGTTACAAACTATTTTGAACCGTCCGGAAATACGGTTTTAATGGCTTCTAACGACAAAATAAAGGTTGATTATCAGGTTCGTATTGGCGAAGAAGTAAGCGGCGCAGTTACGCCTAATTTGGCTTCAGGTTCTTATTCTGCGTATAACTATTACGCGCCATTGTTCGGGGATATATTCACAGAAAACGGCGAAGTACCTTTGGTATTGTCTAATTACTACGATAACTTATTAATTGAGAATTACACGGACGATTGGTTAAGTGACCGCGACAATTCGGATATTACGATTGAATACGGCGACCAATTCTTTATAACATTCTTAAAGATTACAGGCGGTTCGTATAAACTTTGGGTTCAACCAACAAACGAAGACGGAACTTTTGGAACTGCGGTAAGCGGTGCTTTGACAATGTCAGGGCAATTTAATTTATTTAATTTTCAGGCGGCTGCAATTAACGAATGGGCAGGTTCTGAAATCATAACACAAAATACATACGGTTACAATGTTTATATTACGCTTGGCGCAGCAACCACAAGGGTATTACGATTCAGGCACGTATGTAACCCTAAGTTTAGACAATATAACCTTCACTTTCTCAACAGACTTGGCGGGTACGATTCAATGGCGTTCAGATTGGTCAACAAACGAAGAAGTGAATTTCAACGTTCTTCATACAGACGCAACCCGTATCAATTATCAAATGGTACAATGACCAATATTGACACGTACAATAAATACAACGAAACAACTTATAACTTCGCTATTCAACACACCGATTATTATATGTTGACTTCGGATTGGGTTAATGACCAAGATTACGCTTGGCTTGCTCAATTAGTAGCTTCGCCTATTGTTTATATGGAAGTTCAAGGCGCGTTTTTCCCTGTGACAATTAGAAACACAAACTACCAATATAAATACAAGGTATCGGACAAGCTATTTAATTTTGACTTAGAAGTTGAAGTTGGTAAATATTTAAACAGTCAGTACAGATAATGATTAGAACCGAAATATACATTGAAAACGAATTGATTGATTTGTTAAAAGACATTGGAACGGATTTCACGTACACAATTGACGACGTGCGTGACTTCGGTTCAAGAAATACGTCTTTTAGCCGTACAATATCCATTCCTGCAACTGCCCGAAATAATAAAATTTTGGGTTTTGCTTTTGACTTAGGTATGGCGCACGAACACAATATGGATTTGCCTAACGTTGCTTCAAACTTTACACCTTCACAGGCGGCAAAGTGCGAAGTATATATTGACAAAATACAGATATTTAAGGGCGTAATTAGAATACTTGAAATCATAACTAATAACGGTACAACAGAATATCAATGCGCCGTATTTGGGGAATTAGGCGGCTTTATTACGGAGTTAGGAAATAAGCGTTTGGAAGACTTAGATTTTAGCGAATACGACCATACTTGGAACGTAACAACAATTCAAAACAGTTGGGACACAATAAATGGTTCGGGTTATTACTATCCATTGATTGATTACGGCGACGTTTCAACCAATAAGGACGATTTCCACGTTAGCACATTCCGACCGGCTTTGTATGTAAAAGAATATATTGAAAAAATATTTGAAGGGACGACTTATACTTTGAATTGCGACTTTTTCAATACAGACTTTTTTAAGAAACTTATTATCCCAAACAATAGTCAGGGAATACAAGGTACGAATGACCAATTCATACTTGCAACTATTGCAGCAACTAAAACAATTTTAAATAGTAACACACCAACCGCAAGAAACATTGATTTACCTTTTGATAATACGACTTTACTTAACTTTACGGAAAATGGAAGCAAGAGTGTATTTACTTATACTGACGGTACAAAGACTGTGCGCGCGTTGGCTTCCATAACCGGAGTTTATCAAACTGACGCGGCTTCTTCAATTACTGCGACTTTATACGTTGCAGGTGTTGCCGTTCAGACATTAACAGTAAATACATTTTCAGCAAATAACCCTTATACTTTCAGCTTTGATTGGACAGGTAATATTGCAAACACTAACACAGTTTACATAAATATTAGCGTTCCCGTAACTGCCAATACTTATATTGTGACCGTGTCAAGTGCTAACTTTACTTTTACGCAGTTAGCCGCGCAATTAGATTCTGTTGCGTATAATGGTACTGTTTCAATGAATAACAATTTGCCAAAGGGTATTTTCCAAAAAGACTTCTTTTTGTCAGTTTGTAAAATGTTTAATCTTTACGTTTATCAGGATAACATAAACGAAAAACAAATTAATATTGCACCGTTTATTGACTTCTATTCTGACGCCGTGACAAATTCTTTGGATTGGTCGCAGAAAATAGATATTGCTTCAACAATGTCAATTAAACCAATGTCACAGTTGAACGCGCGTTATTATGCCTATAAATACACGCCCGATTCGGATTATTACAATGACAACTATTTGAAAAAGTACGGTCAATCATACGGCGACTTTATTTATGATTCCGAATTTGACTTTGTAAAAGATACGGCTTCAACGCAAATTATCTTTGCGCCTTCTGTATTGAAGTTACATACAGGACAGGACAAATACCATACTGACATATACAAATTGTCAAATAATAATACACAGGAAGACCCAATGGATTCTGTTATTCGTATTTTAATGGCTAAAAAAATTACAGGCATTTCAAGTTGGCATATTAGAAACGGGAGTGGCGCAGGCGGAATTTTAGCAACTTTAACTTCTTATGGTTATGCGGGACACTTAGACGACCCAACAAACCCAACGGTTGACTTGAATTTTGGCGCACCAAAGGAATTGCAATTTCCTGCGTCAACTTACCCAACGAATAACTTATTTAACACATATCATAAACCGTACATTTTAGAAATTACGGATATGGAAAGCAAACTTTTGACTTGTAGCGTTTATTTGAATGCACTTGACATTTACAATTTAGATTTTAGTAGGTATATATGGATAAATGGCGTATTATTTAGATTGAATAAAGTTGAATCATACGACCCGACGGCATTTAACACAACACAGGTTAATTTATTAAAAGTAATAAACACGAATTAATGGCAGACGAAATAATTGGTATAAAAATAACCACAGACGCCGCGCAGGCAACACAGGACGTTCAAAAATTAGATACTGCTTTTGAAGCTACCGACCAAACGGTTAAAGGTTTAAGAACACAATTAAAAGAAGCGGTTGCGAATGTTGCTTTAATGGCTGACAAATTTGGCGCGACTTCAAAGGAAGCTATTAATGCGGCTAAACGTGCGGCTGAATTAAAAGACCGTATCGGGGACGCAAAAGCATTGACTGACGCGTTTAACCCTGACGCAAAGTTTAAGGCGGTTGCTTCTTCTTTGGCAGGTGTTGCCGGTGGATTTAGTGCGGTTCAAGGTGCAATGGCTTTGTTTGGCAAAGAGAATAAAAACGTTGAAGCTGCTTTATTAAAAGTAAATGCTGCAATGGCTTTGTCACAAGGTTTGCAAGCGGTCGGCGAAAGCATTGATTCATTCAGACAGTTAGGCGCGGTTATTAAAAGTACAACTGTATTTCAGGAAGCTAACAACGCAGCAACTAAAACGGCGGCTGCGGTTCAGCGTGCGTTTGGTATTGCAACAGTTGAAACAAGTACAGGATTCAAAGTTTTAAAAGGTGCTATTGTTGCGACCGGTATTGGTGCGCTTGTTGTTGCATTGGGTATGGTAATAAATAACTTTGACGCAATTTCAGAATGGATAAAGAAAAGTCCATTGGGCGCATTGGCGAAAGGTGTTGGAAGTTTAGTTGAACAATTTACTGACTTAATTGGTGTAACAAGTGAAGCTGAACGTAATTTAGCTAAAATTTCGGCTGCAAATAAACGCGGAATTGAAGACATTAATAATAAAATAAAAGTATTAAAGGCGCAAGGCGGTTCTGAAGAAGAAATATATAAATTAAGCAAAGAACGTATTGAAAAAGAACTTACAGATTTAAGAAATGCAGGTAAGGTAAAAGGTAAGTTAACAGAAGAAGAACAAAAGCAAATTCGCGACTTAAAAACTGAACAATTAGTTATAACTGCGGAATACAATAAAAAGACCGCAGAAGAAAACAAAAAATCGGCTGAAGAAGCTAAAAAGAAACGTGACGAAACTAATAAAGAAGTAATTGCAGATACTAAAAAGGCGAATGATTTATTATTAAAACTTAATAATGAAAAAGCAATTGCAGAATTAAAAACGCAAGCTGAAAAAGACCTTGCTTTATTAGAGCAACAAAAGACCCAACAAATTGCAGAAGTTGAAGCTTTAAAGGTTAATGAAGAAATAAAAGGAAAATTAAAAGCGGCAATAAATGCAGACTATGCAGCAAAAGAAACAGAATTAAGAAACAAACAAGCTGAAGAAAAAACAAAGAAGGACGAAGAAGCGGCTGAAGCTGAAAAAAACTTTGCAACTAAGATTTCAGAAATTAAAGCTAACGCAATTAAGGACGACAACGAACGTGCAGAAGCTCAAAGATTAGCTAAACTTGCAAAAGATTTATCAGATTTAGACACAGACAAAGAATTTTTAAAGAAATCAGAAGCAGAAAAAGCTGAAATTAAAAAAGCAGTAATTGACGCGTCTGAATTAGAAGGTCAAAAATCTAAAAATGAAATAGTTAAAAAGGGATTAGAAGACGAAGTTGCATTATTGCAAGCGCAACAAAAAGGTTTAACTGAAGATTCTGACGCATATTGGAAAAATTTAAACGATATTGAAGATAAGTCTTATCAGGCGAAACTTATTGCAGCAAAAGGCAACGCAAAAGAAATTGAAAAAATTGAAAAAGAACACGCTGCTAATAAAGAAGAAATTTCTAAACAAGAAAAAGAAGCGCAATTAAAGATTATAAAGCAACGTATTAATGATATACAAACATTCGGAAGTAATTTACAGATAATTGCCGGAAAAAATAAAAAGTTAGCAATTGCGGGATTATTGATTGAAAAAGCCGCAGCCGTAACAGACGTTGTTGTAAATACTGCAAAAGCTACAACAAAAGCAGTTGCTGCTTCGCCTTTAACATTGGGTTTGCCGTGGTCGGCTTTAATTGTTGCAAATGGTGTTTTACAGTCAGCCGCAATTATTAAGTCAGCCGTTGACGGTATTGCTGCAATAAATAGCGCGGGTAATTCTGCGGGAATTACTGAAAGTGGTGAAATACC